TTACGATATCAGTTAGTCCGCTAGCAATTAATGTTTGGCTATCCATTTATTTATCCCCTTTCAAATTTAGATTTCACCTAAAGATTTTAGAACTGCCTTCATCGTGGCAAACCAGTCTGCTCCAGCAAGTAATGTAACGCCCGCAGGGGCTGATGCGCCCCCGACTTGGTATTTGGTCGTCGCGGAACTAAGTAGATCTGCCGTAGCATAGACAGCCTGTACAATCGGGCAGCTAAAGTGTTGGGCCAAATCTGCCGCAATTTGCAGGTCGGCGTCACCACTGTAAAGAATAAGGGTTTGTAATTTCATATCATTTGCCTCCATCTCGTTGAAACTTGCGTTCACATCAGCTACTAAATTGGCCCATGTCTTGCCGTGACTTGCTAGATAATCGATCGGATCGGTGTGATCAGTCTCCTTCCATTTGGCTGAAACTTGGGCATGAGACATGAGTGTAACTCCATCCACAACAGAAAGCTTCCTATTATATAGCATCTTCGCTAACAACCATGTGTACATGGCATAAGCCTTTGCAAACTTGATCGGATCGGTCGATTGACACAATTCCACCTGAACGTACCCCATGTGATTGGCGGTATACCCGGCCCCATAACATAGGTAGTTGATATCCGCTACCTGCAGGATTTTCAAGTCATCAACGAAGAAATGCACGAAGGCGTTCTGCCAAGTAGTGGACTCATAACCCCGTTCCCCATCTGCTGAGTCTCCGTTGTTCGCCGTGGCGTGTGCAACTACACCGACATAATTTCCAACACCGCCATCGTAAGCTTCCTGAGGTAGTCCTGGGATAAAGTTTTGCACAATCGTGTAACTCATAAATCCTCCTTAATGTTTTGTAACTAAATATATAATAAGACCAGTGGCAATGGTCAAAAGCCCTGAGATCGTGAGCGCGACTACCCACGACGGACGGCTACGCGCGGCCTCTAAAACTTGATCCAACTTAGCCTCAAGGCGGTCGAATTTTTTGCCCACATCGGCTTCTAAAGAGTTCAATCGACACTCTTGGGCTTCATTTTTAGTCTCCAAAACGGCCACTCGTGTATTGAGTTCTTCTTGCTCACCCAAGATGATTCAACTCCTTTCTACGCTAAGCTACGGGGTAATACCCAGATATTATAAGTGTGAGGTGCTGAATCACTGTTCGATATAACTGGCATGAAGTAAGGCAGCGATAATGTCAGGTCGTTCGTCATGGTATTAAAGGTACCCTGCTGATACCCGCCTACCGCAGTACCACAAGCATTCACGCCATCCGGACTAAGGACGCTGCCCAACACCCAGGAGGACGTCGTTGAGTTGGAAGTCGCTCCCACTCCAAGATGAGAATAACCTGTGAAATTAAAAAAGGTGGCTGGGGTCCAATAGCCATTAGCAGGGACTACTTGGTTAATGACAATATGCTGCGGGATCGTTAAATTCTCCGTTGCCCGCACCGTCTGAGCGATCAGCCACCAAGCTGTCCCATCAAAGAAATATTTGTCTCCGGTATCTGTCGCGATGAAACTCGATCCTGCAGCTAACACCTTTCCTGCACTGTCGGTCGTCGGCTTTGCATCCGTCGATAATCCACAGTAATCCTTTGGGAGAAGGATGGTGCCACCATGCACAATTTCAGTAACAGCTATGTTTGATCAACTCCTTTATATAAAAACGCTTACACTTTATGGCGTAGTTACTTGAACAATAGCTCGGATTCCTCCACCGCTTCCATACCCCACACCAAGGGAGGCGCAGTCCACCCATCCCGCCTCACTTGCGTCATGGCCCATAGAACAACGGTTTCAAATCCAGCACTAAATCCACTCAGGATCGCACGGTTGACATCCTGCCAGATCGATGAACTTAAAGGTGCTGCGTTCTCAACATACCCGGCGAAGTAGTGCGTTTCCTTTAGGGAATACTTTAAGTCCTTAAGCGCGAGGGTGTAAGCCTGCGCGTGCTGTGGGCTTCCGTCAATTACCCAGTCATAGTCCTCCACTTCAAAGAAGTCCAAGGCGGGTCTAGCCCACTGTGTTTTTAGGTAGTTAACGACCGATATAATCGACGGGATTGCCTCGCCTATAACACTTGGTGCGTAGAATAAGACTCCAAATTTCCCTGTGCAAATACTTCTGAAATAATCCCTTAGTGCTTGCGTAAAACTCCAGTTCATGTTCGCAAGCCAATCTAAACTGGGTTTATACGTGGAATACAACACACCGCTTGAGGTCTCGAAAACAGGGAGCGCGAAACCGAGGGCTGCCTGATGTGCTGCTATAGTAGCTGCATCATAAAAACAAGGAGGAAAACCCGCTATTTCGTTTCCCCGTTGGTTGGTCTGCCAATTACATAAATCACCATTACATGTTTCACAGGGATCACTTCCCAATTCAGCTAATTCGCCAGAAGTCAGGACCGCAAATAAGCACTGTCGGCATTTTGCTACATTTTCGAGTAATTTTTCTTGACTCATCGGAGAGCTCGGGCTTGTCCCTTTCTCCAACGACATGATAAATTTGATCGCCATAGCACCCACTTGGATCGCTTCCTCACGAAGTCGTTCTTTGTTGGGACGTTTTTGACGGATTTCCTCAAAAAGTTCATCGAGTTCCTCCAACATCACGGCATAGCCCTCATGAGGTGAAGCGAAGCTTGTTCCATACATTCGGTTGGCTCTCTCAAGTTCGTCGATCAAGAGGGCTGCTATAACTTTTGTCTGGATAACCCAATCGGGTTCGTCGATTCGTCGCATTTATTGACACCCTTTCTCTATCGCGTCACGCCAACATTGGCAACAAAAGTGACGACAATCCAAATCTTTGTGTTCCACGAGTCCGATGAAGTCGGGGCATATTTCAGATTTTATTAATTCCACAAACCGTTCAAGCCGCCGTTTCAGCTCAGTGTTTTCGGATTGCAGTTGCATAACGTCACTCCGTTTTTGTTTTCTCAAAGTCTACACACTCCCTAACCGATGGATATGGACAATAGCGCTTCGAGCCAGCATTGCTTACAGCCACGTTTACAGTTAGTCCCTTTCGCAGCATTATGCAATTTGAGACCACTTGGACATACCAGATTAAGGGCAAGAAGCTTAGCGATCGTTTTAATCCGACGTTTCAACCGATCGTTTTCAACTTGTAGATGCTTAAGTGTAGACTGCATTTATATCTCCCTTTCCCTAAAGTTTCCTTGCGCTACACAACGTTGGGCACACTCTCCTCAATTTATTCGACAGTCGCCAATGCCTCTGCCCAACATTCACTACACTTGTACTCACAAAGATCTGGTTTGCCACAATTGGGCAATCCCAGCTCAGCTGAGCACATATACCACGCTACTCTTTTGAGAGCCTTTTCTAGCTTACGTTTAAACTTAATGATTTCAGTTTCATCAGACATTAGAAGTCTCACACTTATTCCCAATCGCTGGGTTATACCCAATAATGTTTTTACGCTCGGTTTAAATTTATTGGTCTCAAGGGCTGATAGATACGATTGAGATATTTTCATCCTCCAGGCGAGTTCTCCCTGGGTAAAACCTTTTTGGTTTCGATATTTTTAATTTGCTGTCCAATAGTCCCCACGGATTCCCTACGCACCAAGATCGTCTTGTACATTTCGATTGCTCCCTTAATGGTTGTTAGCTAAGTTGGACAAGGGTGGGAGATTGGTTGAGGATATTAAGCCCCATTTTAGGGTTATGGTAACTTTTTACACATTCTAAAACCCTTGCCACAAGCCAGTTTGCAATTTGGTAAAATTTACCTAATATATTATATTACTTATAGAACATACCTCTTTAATATCTAATGCGTGAGAGAATGTCTTCTTCTGCTCATATTACATATTAAGAAGTTGATACCATCTTCAATTGTCTAACCTAAACCTCTAATCCCTTGTCACATCCAGCTTCTAGCGGTTGATGATTTTCTTCAACCTCACCTAACCTTCACAACCTCAAAAATCTGATAGGTTTTTCCCTCGATTTTCTTAGCTTTGGTTCTAAACCCATGCTTACAAACTTCGCGGCTAAAGACAATGTGGCTCAAGGGTTTCAGGCCGTTCTCATGGCACCAGGTGTTATACCGTAAATAAACATCCATTGATAGTTCATTTTCGATTTTGTGGCCTTCTTCAATAAATGCCAGCACTGGGTTATTAATGGACTCGTACTGTACCATTGCGTGTTTAACCACTTCTGGCCTAGTGAATTTATTAGCCGCCAGCACCCGCTTTAACCCTTCAAGCCCGACCTTCAGTAGATACCGCATTGCGCGATCGGTTTGCAGCTTGTCCGTGATATTTGGATCAAAATTAGCATCAGTATCGCTAAACTTGGCATTGAACGGAATGATCACGAGTCGCCGCTTTAATCCGTCCGTAAGATCGTTAATCCGTGGTATATCGTTAGCAGAAAAGACCAGCTTGGCATAACTTTCAAATTCAAACGGGTCTTTACCCTTCCGTTCTGCGTTTACCGTATCTCCTGTACTCAATTTCTTAAAGATTGCTGTATCCTCAAGGTATTTATTGGAAATATCGTCACCCAGATTAGCCAGTTTACCGAACAATTCCGCTGTCTTAAACCGCTGACCGAGTTCTTCAAGTGCCAATGCGGAATAGTTTTCTGGCTTAAGGAAAGCCTTAATCATATCAATGAAACTGGGTTTTCCGTTACTTCCGGAGCCTTTAAAATGAAGCATTTACCTAATTCGTTTCTGCGTAGCAGGGTATAACCCACCACTTCCTCCAAGTGCAATCGTAATTCTGGGTCCTGACAACAAATCTTATTCAAAGTCGCATCCACGGTTTGGTCATACGCATCTACTTGAAAGCTCACCGCCACCCGGTTTTTGATAATAATATCTGGACTGTATTCTTGCAGTTCATCCGTTTCAAGGTTGTAAATTCCATTCCCCAAGGCAATATAATTGGGCTGTGACATCTCTACATGCTCGGCAACCAGCTCCAGATAGGTCATAGTTTCTCTGCGCCTAGCTTGGGTAAGCTCTGGTATATGCCGAATCATTGCAATTTCGATCTCCCGTTGCTTGTCTACGTAAATTCCATCGTTGTAGATGTGCAGAACGTTATTAATCCAAACAATGTGTTCCTCCCGTACAAGAAACTTTGCAAAGTCCTGATGCAGGAATCCCTTTTTCGTAATGAAGGTCTGTTTTTTAAACGCCTCATCCCTTAAAATGGTGTCAATCTCACGCTGTTCCAGAGGCACCTTGAGCACATATTTGTTGATAATCTGGACGGTTTCGATGATCTCAGCTTTACTAAATCCCTCGGATTGAAGGGTTAGTATATAGTTGAATAGCGCTTGGTTGAACTTTAACTGGAGCTTGGTTTTGTACTGCCTCATAGATTCTGACGAACGCATCAAACTCCAAGGGGATTTTTTTAGTCAGTAACGTTAACCGCCCACCACCAAATTCCACTTCACTCGTTTTAAAGGTTTAGAACCGTTCATCGTCCTCATTGATTACTCGGGCCACGATGTCCACCATTCCGGCGATCTTGTTCGCCGCCTTTTCCTGGATATTGGGAGCAATCCGGGTTATTTTATCCCCCGTTCGTTTGGTCACATCCTTGGACATATCTTCATGGGATATGTGGATAATGTTATAGTCCAAGCTAATGAGCCGTTTGAGCGTGGACAAAAATTCCGTCCGTACCATATCCCAAGCTTTAAAGGAGTTGTCCGATTCGTGCTCAATCCCTAATTTTTCGTACATATAAAGTCGACAGTGTTCGTAGGTGTCTTCGAGAAGGTCAAGGATGATTGTTTCAAAACTATTCTGCTTCCTTTCCAATTCGGTAATGGCGTCTTTAAAGATGGTCCTGGCGAGCTTTGTTTTGGTTAGCCGTCCTTCTACAGTAATTTCGTTTTTAATGGCAACAAACGGAGCATCCACAAATCGAACATTGCCGTCGGTGTTGAGCATTAAAGGATTTGGGGACTTATTTGCAAAGAATGTCTTTCCAGTAAATGGTGCACCGTAAATCCAGAGAACTTTTTTACTGACTGCATCAATTTGGCGTCGTTCTGCACTTGGTAATAACATATAGTCAATCCCTTCTTGACAAAATTTCTGGTAGGAACACCAATCGCATAAATTGGTTAGATTCTTGGGATACTCGGTGGCTTCGTTGATAGCCTCACAGGACTCCCAGAACTCTTTAACCTTTTGGAAGTCATATTCGACATATTCAACTTGAATCTCCATCTCTGTCAGTGTTTCGATAAGTCTTTTGCGGAATTGATAGAGGTCCTCCGTTTTCTTCTGACGGATTGAAGTTTTAGGGATAAAAATATAGCCTAATCGATTGACGTTAAAGCCAGCACGTTCCAAGTAGAATCTGTAAAGATGTAATTGTTTGGACTCCAGATAGTTTTTGACGTGATTGGAATGCTTAAAATCGTAGACATCGACGGTTCTATCCGGGTTAGTCACAATCAGATCAACGAAACCTTTAAACTCCGGGCGCTCGATTTTGTATTCGTGCTTAAAGTTACCCGGTATACCGCCCATGTGCGTTTTAAGTTTCTTGAGCATGGTCGTGAGTTTCATAGCTTCGTTAATTTGCAAACCATCAATTAACGGGAACTGTGAGAAGTAGAAGTCCAGCATCGCCTTTTCGTCCTTCTCTGCGCCCATGTGTAGGGCATTACCTATGATGAGTGCGTCATTCGCTGACGGATCGGGAATGACATCAAGCTTGTCTAGGTAATGGAGTTTGAACTGGTAAGGGCATTTCTCGAAGGTGCTCACTCGACTGTGGCTGAATTGCATTGCTTCACCTCCCCTCGGATGAAATCTTTAAATGCCTCAAAATTACTTGGACGCAAGATGAAAGCTTGTCCCCCCGTCTTTTTGATTCGATCTAGGTTGTATTCTTGGAGCTTAGACAATCGTCCGGTTTCTGTTTTCAGCTCGATGCCAACGAAATGTCCGTTCACACAAGCTAAAATATCTGGAATACCGGCCTTTGTGAACTGCCAACCGCCCCAATACTTTACATACCAGATGTTTTGGGCACGCAGGAATTCTAGTACCTTTTTTTGAAATTGTGCTTCAGTCATCGCACACTTCTTTAAATAAATAATCTGTGAAGTCTTTGCGCTGTTTCAGAGTGTCCATGATTTGATATTCGATGGTTCCTGTGGTGAGTAGATAATAATAGAAGCAGGTTTTCGTTTGCCCTATCCGGTGAATTCGCTTCTTTGATTGTTCATAGAGCTCACTGGATAGCGGCAACGAAAAGTAGATGATTTTGTTGGCAAGTTGTAGATTAAGCCCCATGGCCCCAGCTTGATACTGGACAAGGGTGACGCTGTTTGAAGTCGACTGATAATGCGTTAAATCTTTAATTTGCCCGTTGACCGTTGAGATGGGCTTGTCCAACTTCTCACATAATTGTTGGATAAACTCATATTCATGGTTGAAGTTGTAAAATACGATTATTCGGTCTTGAGTGGACTCAAACAATTCCCTGAGTCGTTCGAGTTTATTGGGGTTATACATACCTGCCAACTGCCTGAGATATAACAACCGTGTGAGAGGAGTATCTCCGATTAAGGTTTTCCCGTTCATTTCGAGGATGCGGTCATTTCTGAATCTCCGGTATTCTTTAGTACATTGAACAGGGGTGACCGTATGAATCGTCTCCGGTAGGGTGAGAACGTCTTCGGTTTTCATGAATACCGCGCCGTACTCTCGGAGCTTTGCTTTTAGATGATCAACGTTTTTATAGCCAGTCACAATTTTGACGGGGAACCCATTCAGGATGTCGGTTCGAGTTTCAATAAACTGATCCCAAAATAGTTTTTTCGAGATCTTCCAACCCAGTAGCTTGCATTGACTCCATAACTCTTCATATCTCCCTCCGGTGGGAGTACCGGAAAGCAGAATGACATTGTCTGCTCGAAGCTTTAGGATGAATTTTGAGCGCTTGCAAGTTTCGTTTTTAATGCAAGAGGATTCATCCAACATTAAAGTGAAGTTGGTTAACTTCAGTAACTCTGGTCGTCGCCATACCCGATCATAATTGATAATGAGTACTGAGTGTTCCGGAATTTCGGAGATTAATTGCTTGTTGAAAACGATGATGTTGTATGCGTAGTGGTCATTAAAATGATTCGCCCAATCTTCAATCTTGGACTTTTGGCAAATGAGTAAGGCAACTGGCGTGTCTAGTTGGTGTATTTTTCCCGACCCTAGGAAGGTTTTTCCAAGACCCATATCCAAATAATAGGCCACCCTTTGAAACTCTTTGGTTTGTGCTAAGACAGTTTCTTGATGTGGAAGGAGTTGAATCATTCTGTTTCATTTAAAACAGTGCTTAATGTTGTTCCTATTTTCGCAAACAGATTGAGAAAATAGGCTTGCCCTTTCACCGTGACCATGGGGGTTTTGGAGATTCTAACGTCGCCATTCAGAAACTCAAAAATATCTTCCTTCACCCCAAGTAGGCCCATTTCCAAAGAAAATTGAGTTGGTGTATTTCGACTAAAGGTTGACATTAGATAACCATTTTGCCTTAACCACTCGAAAAGCCTAGTTTGCCCAATGTCAGTGCCATTTTTCTGAAGAAGTTTAGCCAAATCTCCAATGTAGATCGTATCTTTCGTGGCCTCAATTGCATTGGCAAAGTCAACTTTGGGCTTGTCCTCCTCGATTTTGTGCTCAAGCACAGCAATCTTCTCTCGTTCGGATTTAATCTCATTGAGTAGTTTAATTCCGAAATCTGGGCTGGTAAGCATATTCTCCAATGCAACATCGGTTACATATATGCCGCGCCTTCGAATTTCCTTTAGAATCTGCTTAACCTGATTCTTGAATTCTTTGGCGATAGGTTTTCGGCTCTGGAATAAGACTTCGTAAAGGCCGTCTTCGGTTAAGAACCATAAATCACGATTTTGACCTGATGAAAACATTGTTTGTATCAGCTTTTCATTCTCGTCAACGGTCCTCAACATCATTGATACATCACTGTGTTCAATCCACTCTGCTACGTCTTTGGCCAAAAACAGTGGATTATCTAGGTCTCCATAGATCTTAAATTCTTTGCCAAGTACGTCTCTTTGTTCGATGATTTTTATATCATCACTCATGACGGTTTCTCATCTCCGTTTCTAATCAATGTGGATTCCTACATGTTCCCGTGGTATACTTTGCATTGGATATTTCTCTTAGTGTCCGTTTGGTGTTACAGCACCGGCGGACATTTATTTATTGCTCAATTTAATCACCCCCTTTCAGTGGCTTGCCAGCTGTTTTCATACAACCACATGCCTCTCAGGAATAGTAAAACTCGCGACACTTTCCCCTTCAAATTCCCTGAGTAAGGCCGATAATATTTGCCGACCAACTCCACGTTTTCCAGACAATGCATTCGATAATGAACCGGGCCGAACATTAAGGAGTCGGGCGAGTCCGTTTTGAGAAATAGCTCGTTCCTGGATAAGTGATGCTACTTTGTCCTTGGATAATTGCATTTTGTTATTCACCTCCTTCTTTGAATCGTTTTACACAACGGTTAGTGTAGAAAATAACCGGAATTCCTAATTGGTCTGCGACTTCGATTTCGCCCCGCATCCCTTCGGTTATTCTGTTTCCAAAAACCCACAATTCAGCACAATGCCTTAGAATATCCAATCCCATTTCAAGTCCCATTAGCCGTTCATTAGGTTCATCATCATCTAAAAACTGTGTAAAATAGATATGGGGTGCTATAGGTACCACACCCTGACCAGTAGCAAATTGGCAGTAGAATTGTGCAGTAGCAATGTTGTAATCCACATCACCACGATACGGACTGCAAA